CCGGATTAGCGAACTGCTGGAACGTAGCCACCCTCACCTTGTCCGCCGCGCTGAATGGGCTGAATGTACCCCGCTTAGCTCGCTACTTCAGTTAAAACCCCAGTGGCTGGATTTGCTGAATGCCTCCGGCATGCACTCACTGTATGCCGTCGCCAGCCTTACCCCGGAAGAGCTCTCCGAAACTGTTAAAGGATTCGGCATCACCACCGCGCGCCAGGTGCATGCTGCGTGCATGAAAACGGTGAAAGAGTGGGAAAACGAAGATAAGCAGAAGGCGGCCTGAAATGGATGAAGAGCTGAACTACGGCAAAATCTACAAGCCCGAAGATGATAAGTGCTGCTATATCGCGGTGATCATCTGGCGAATGCGCGCCCGCGCAGCGATCCGCTCCGGCATGCCATACCAGCATGAACCCAAGCCTATTTATCAGGGCAACGGTCTGCCGCCGGCAAAACGCAAACTCGACTCGGTAAACATCGGCGTGCGCCAGCGCTATTCATCAACGGTAATGCTGGCCGTTTACCAGTTTCATCGCGCGGGACACAACGAGCACACGATTTCCGGCGATACCGGTATTCCAGTGCCGGAAATCCGCAAAATGCTGGAGCACAAAACGCAGACACAGCGCAAAGCGTGGATGCTCGCCCACCAGATCCGGATCCCGACAAAGCAGGAAATCCTAAACCGCCTTTCCCGCGAAGTTTAACCACCATAAGGACTGACCAATGACCGATATAAAAAATGACCAACAACCGGAATTAACCCTTTCAGCTTTGCTCACTCAGCGCTGCGTGAATTTCGCCAGCAGCGACAAGGCGGTGGACATCATCGACCAGGGTATCGAAAAGATGTTCAAAGACCTGATTGGCGAGGCATTCCGCTCATATGGCAACTTCGGCAAGCTGCTGAACGATGCATTCAAGTCGGCGCTGCCCACCAATATTTCCGATGTTGTTGACCTGCCAAGCTACAACTCTCTGGTTATCAACTCAATGCGCGAGTCCTGGGCGAATTCTGGCGTCCACGTCGATATGCAGCAGCGCGTACTGGAACTTGCGAAGGAGTTCACTACCGACAAGGGAATCCCCAAATTCGTCATGGCGTCTGATCTGTGGAAGGCATTTATCGAGGATAACAGCGAGAAAGCTGCCGAAGAGCAGTGGGAACGCCCTCAGGTTATGTATGAAGAGAGTGACAGCCTCGATGGTTATTTCTCCGTTGGCCTGCATGCTGCGGCGGAAGACGGCTACCACTCCAAGATCGACAGCCAATACAGATGCGACGTTTACCTCGCGTTCTCGCCGCAACAAGTACGCGAAGGGCGCAAGAGTACGCCTCTCATGCACGAAGGCCATCCGGTTTATGAGCTGTATCACGGCCATGTAGACAGCGGGGTGCTGGGCAAAAAGGTGATCAATGCCTATAGCCGCTTCGATAAGCTGATCATGGCTCTGTACTACGGCGGCAGCTTCTTGGTGATGGATGAAATTCCAGATTCCGACGAAATGACCTACCCGCACTACGAATATTAATACCACATGGAGGTAAAGCAGGGCCGCCGGGAAGTTTGGCAGCATGCGGCCGACGCCAATATGCAGGACGAGATAAAGAAAATCGCTGCCATTTTCGATATCGACGACATCGCCATTTTCACCCCCGGCAAACTGACCTACCTCAAGAACAAACCTGTCAAATACACCCGCATTTGCCCACTGCAAAATGACGTGGTGATCAACCCAATTACCGGCGCTATCAGCGCCAAGGAAAATTGACTCAATGAGCAGTAAATACCGCAAAGGCGCGCTGTACATCCGCCATTTCCAGCCCGGCGACAAGTGCAACAGCTTTATGTCTGCTATGGGCCTCGCCGCTGCCACGATGATGGTGGAACGCGGCAAGCGGCGTAGCGTGTACGTGCTGGTGCGCCATGGCTTCCCGAATGATGTCCTCACCCACGGGTATTCAAAACGAGCTGTGCAGAAAAATATGCTGTTCAGCGGCGGTAAGGGGAAATCGTTCAAGGTCAATGCCCGCACTTGGCGTGACAAAAGCGTGAAAGCACCAAGGAAGTTGCCCTAATGTGGATCATCGCAATCATCATCTACCTAATCGGCGTGCCGGCCGCATTCGTGATCGGCTGCGTTCTTCGCCGGCCAGCCGGCGTTAAAAAAGACAACGCGGGTTTTGTTGCCTGTGAGGCTATCGTGTGGCCGCTGCTGCTGATTGCGCTCTACGTTACGATTCCAATCTGCGAGCTGATCTGCCTGGCTTATGACCGTCTGGTCTGGGGGAGGCGCAAATAGCTCCCCCGCCAGGCGTGGAGGTTTCATGCAAAAATTCCCCGAGTGGCAAGAATACGAGATAAAAATAATTCGGAAATACGCCGCTAGCCTGACGGCTGAGAATATTGGCTTGCTGATCGGGCGAACAAAAGAAGCTGTCATCAGCAGAGCCAGCAAGCTTCATATCAGCCTGCAAAAGCGTGGCGATTGCCACCATAGCCGGAAGTATTCCCAAGAAGATGCAGAGCTTGCCAGGCAGCTTCATGCCGCCGGCGTTCGCCCACGCCACATCACTGAGAAACTCGGCATCAATCCTATATCCATCGGAAATTACCTTTACTAATCCCCCTATCGCCGCATACCAGCGCGGCTAAGGATCCCTATGTACGGACTTTTTTTCCTGCTCTGCCTGAGCGGGCAACCTGAGTGTTATCAATTTGATGGGTATATCTACCCGGACGAAGTGAACTGCCATCTTGATATCGATGATCGGAAGTTGCCGGCGGCTGATTATACCTGCCAACCGGTCGATGCTGTCGCACTGATGTCGGAGGTGAAATGAAAGCACTTTCAATCCGCCAACCGTGGGCATGGCTCATCGTGGACGGCTACAAGGACATTGAAAACAGCACCTGGCACACGAACTATCGCGGGCCGGCGTTGATCTCACCAGCCCGGCCGGGAAAATGACTATGCAGGTGATTTCTGCTGTGGCGGAGTTTGAACGAGACCTGCTGCTAGAACGTACCCATGCAGGTATTGCCCGTGCCAGGGCTTCAGGTAAACGCTTTGGTCGCCCTCCAGTCCTGAGCAAAGAACAAAAGCTAATAGTTACAGCACGTCTTGATGCAGGGAACAGTATCAGTGCCATTGCCCGGGAATCTGATACCACCCGACAAACCATTCTTCGGGTAAAAACAGGACAACAGAAGTCCTGAACATAAGAGCTATCTCAAATCCGCTCGAGCAGACTAACTGCTTCTGTACCAAAGCACCTGTTTCTCATAGTAAAAAATGGTTCAGTAGAACAGCTGCATAAGACGACAGCATAATTATCGTAGCTACGGCGACGGTCCGACGTAGAACTTTGTCATTACATTTTTCTCTGTTCATAACGGATAACCTTTTGCGAATGAGTGCTCATGATACACAAACTAGTTA